ATTTCCTGAAATGGGTATAAAAAACGCCCCGTAGGGCGTTTTCATCTGATTTCATGTGACTTCGTGTGTTACTGTTCGTCTTCGTGATACTGGCAGGCCAGGCAAGCCTTCCGGGCGTCGTCTGTCAGGGTGACGCCGGGGGGAAGGGCCTGTTCTGGCGCTTCTCCGTCGACCACCAGGACGACACAGTAACAGGAATCGCCGTCAATCTGCTTCCCGGTGACGGGACAGTTTACAGTCTTCTTCATTCTTCGAATACCTCCATAGCCTTTTCGACGCTCTGGTCAAAGTCAGACCGGGCGAAGGAAGTGTTGATCTTCCCTTCTTCGTTGACATAGGTCGCCCCAGTCGGGGAATAATAATTCGTCTTTACGCCGTCCCAGCGCCGCCTTGTGACGCTGAACCGGGCTGTTCTGACATACTCCTTCGCCTGTTCAAGTGTGACGCCGTGGTGGCTTCCGTGGGCGTCCACGAAGGCAAGGGTCGAAGGGTCAATCGCCGCCGGCGGGACGCGAATTGTCCCCCGGAATCCGGTCGCCTTGATCCGGTTGTAGATGTCGAAGTCCGCCTTGGTGGCTTCCGGGACGCGCCCCTTGTAGGAATAGAAGGATTTCAGATTGGACCAGGCGTCCGGGTCTGTGTACTTCATTTCCTGGAAGGCGTCAAGGTCGGACGGCGCGTCAGCGCCCAGGCGTTCGGAATACCGGCCGAACTGCTCCGCGTCCTTGCCCTGATTATACGACTTCTGGCGTTCCTTTTCAACATAGCCGGGGCCGTGGGCGTCGACTTGCTGTCTGTACCAGTCCTCGTATGTCATATTTTCCGGCATAGGCTGGCCGGAATTGTACCAGTCCAGGGCGTCGTCCGGGTCATATTCGACTGTGGTACAGCGGTCGTTCGGGTGCATAGGTGGGTAGTTCACGCCGGCCTGGGCGTCCTTCAACTTGAAGTGTTTCCCGTCCAGGGCCGCGCACGTTTCACAGGTCCGCGCGTCATGGGTGGCGATATATTCGTACTGATCCACGCCGGCGGCATTATAGGCCGCCTTGTCCGCTTCGCTGTGGAAATGCGTTGTTTCGGTCCGGATCAGCCGTTCGGCGGCCTTGTAGGACTGGCCCATTTTGGCGGACAGTTCCTTCGACATGGTCGCCACGCTCTTTCCTTGCATGACGCCTTGCGTGATGGTTTCCCGGACATGGAACAGAAGCGCCTGTTTGTTCCTCCACAGGCGATCGGAGAACATAGCCCCGGACCAGGGATAGGACAGAACGTTTTCAACGACGCTTTCGTCCAGTTTGGCGAACTCATGGATAAAGCCGGCGCGGGACTGAATGTCATAGACCTTCTTGTAGTAGCCTTCCCGGAAGGTTTCGCCGAACTCCGCTTTCATCTGGGACACGCCGGTTTCCCACAGTTCATTAAGTTTCAGGTCGATTTGTCCCAGAAGGGCTTCCAGGCGGGAAATACGGCTGTTCGTGGACAGGGCGTCCAGTTGGGCCGTCAGAAGGGCCTTGACGCGGGGGTCAGGCTCCGCCGCGATCCTGGCGATATATTCGCCCAGGGTCGCCTCCCATTCCTGGAACTCCTTCCTGGTCAGAAGGCGGACGGCCTGATCGTATGTCAGGCCATACTTCCCGGCGTACTTCGAATAGAAGTCGCCTATGTCGCGCCGGATCGCTTTCGCGGCCCGGTCGTATTCCTGGAACATTTTCGCCGTTAGCCCGACGCCGCGAAGATAGGCTTCATTCTCACGTTGAAGGGCGCGGGCGATCCAGTATTCCTTATTCCGTATCATTCAGGCCACCAGCCTTTCCAGCGGCCCCTTCCTCGCCCTTCTGGGCCGTCTGTGGGACGTTTCCGGCTCCCAGGGTGTCGTCGAACAGACCTTCCCCAAACTCCGCCATAGCGGCCTTCTTTTCGCTGTCCAGTTGGGCCAGTTCTTCGTCGACGTCCGTCACCCAGGGGTGATTTTGAAGGATCGTCCGTTTGGAGATCAGGCCGTCACTGGTTCGGGCGTTGTTGATGATGTCCGTTTCATTGACCGGAAGGTCCATGTTGAAGACTATGTCGAAGTCCTCGTTCGTGAAGTCGCCCTGGCCGGTGATCTGGAAGTAGACGTCAATGAACAGTTTCAGGCGGTGGAAGGTGTCTTTCAGTTCGGTTCCCAGGGAATCACAGTCGGCGTCCAGGTCCATATATCGGAAGTTGATCGCCGATCCGCTGGCGTTCCCCAGTTCCGGGTCCTTCGTGTCCACGCCGGCCGCGAAGTCGTAAATGTCCCGGCGCTCATTGTCCAGGAAGGCCATGACAGCGTCAATGTTCAGGTCTGCCTGTAACTTATCCACGCCGCCGTCGGAAGTGACCTTGATCGCCATGTGTTCCTTCAAGTCCTTCAAGAACTCCGCCAGATCGGTTCCGCCGTAGTTTTTCAGGATATAAATGAACTTCGCCACGTCACGAAGGACGTCGGCCGTCACGCTGTTTTGCCAGTTGATGTCGTCGATCAGGTCCTTTATGAAGTAGCACAGGGGAAGTTCTTCTTCGTTGTACTTCAACCAGGCGATCGGAACTTCTTCCCAGTTGTAGGGCTTCCCGGCGACGGTGAAGTGTGGTTCAGTCCAGTCGTTTTCCTCGGTCCCGTGTTCCTTGTCGACGTAGAAGTCGCCGGCCCCGGTCCCGCCGAAGGCGTCCGTCTTGAAGTAGCGAACGCCGCCGGTCCACCAAAATTCGGCGTGTGTGATCGTGTGCTTCCTGGTCCCGACATAAATGATCTGGTCATAGAAGCGAATGAAGGCGTCCAGTTTCGTTCGTTCGGAGTCGCGCCACAGGGGAACGACTTCGGTCGACGGGACACGCATGAAGGCCAGTTCGCCGGCGTCGTCGAAGTAGGGCTGAATCCAGGCGATCCCGGACTTGACCGCGCCTTTCCCCAGGCTCTTGATCTTCCGGCGGAAGGTCTGGTCAAAGACTTTGTTCAGGGCTTCGCCATATTCTCCGCTTTCGGTGTCCACAGTCCAGGGCTTCGACAGAAGGTAGTTCGCCTTCTGGTCCACCAGTTTTTTCAGGATAGGCCGTTCGATCTTCGCGTTCGATCGGTTGGCGACGTCGACCGTCTTCTTCTGGACGGAAGACCTGTTCCTGTAATACGATTCGGCTTCCAGTATGATTTGATATTGTTCGGACTTCTTGAACTCCCGGATTTCCTCACTGACGATCTGGGCCAGGGTCATAGTCGCTTTTTCAGGGTCGGACAGGATCAGGTTGATCCGGTCCATGACAGACAGTTCCATTTCCTCCACCTCACTTCAAAACTTCGATAGACGAACCGCGTCGCGGACGCTCCACGCCATAGCGAAGGGCCGCCATAGCGTCGTCCATGAACTCGACAGGTTCGTCGATATAAAGGCCCGTGGTCGGGTCCTTTTTCCACTTCCACTGTTGAACTTCTTTCAGAACATTCACACAGGAAGGGTGTATGTGTATCTTTCGGCCTTTCAGAAAGTCGATCTGGGCCTTCACGCTCCCAGGCTCCTTTTTCACGGGATAGGCGCGGAAGCCGGCCTTCTGCCATGTCCTGATCCGGTCCGGCTCCGCAGAATCGCAGAACATTTCAACACGCGGGTCAATCTTTGCCTGACGGGCCAGGCTGATAATTTCTTCGGTGTCCTTCTCGAAGACATATATTTCCGAAGTGACGTAGATTTCGCCGTCCTTCCAGCCGACACCCAGGATCGCGTCGGCATGGTTGAAGCCGAAGTCCTGTCCGTAATAAAAGCCGTCGAAGTAGTCGCGCCCGGTAGGGAAGTTGTGGACTTCGAAGTTCGTCAGGATCAGGCCGCCCAGTTCGCCCCATTCACCCAGGCCATACACGCGGTAGCCGTCCGGGTCTTCTTCCTTGCGTCGCTCCATGCGGCGGGAATAGGCCGGGTCTATGAACCGGTTTGTCCTGTATGTCGAATGGTGGGTCAGAACGTCCGGATCGGACTTGTCGAAGTAGCGGGCCTTGATCCAGTGCGTCGCGCTGACCGGGTTGAAGGTCATTGTGATCTGATAATACAGATTCGGGTTCAGGTCGTCCAGGTTGCCACGAAGACGGTCGTCCAGAATGTCGACGTCTTCCGGAAGAAGTTCTGTCGCTTCCTCACACCATATCCAGACCAGTTTCCCGTTCTTGAAGGTGATGGACTTGATCTTCTCACGCTGGCGCTGGTCCTTGACGCCCCGGAAGATAATCCGGTTCCCGGTGATCTTACATTCCAGGGCAAGGGGGTTCAGGTTGACCTTCCAGAAGCGGTCGGCATAGGGGCCGAACATTCGATAGATCGCCGCCTGTAACTCTGCGAAGGTGCTGTCACGGTTCGTTTCTTCAATCTTCCGGACGACGACCAGGTTCGCGCCCTGGTATGCCGGATCGGACAGTTTCGCTATGTAGTCCTGGGCGATATTCACAGACTTCCCGGAACCGGCGGACCCCTTCAAAATGCGGTAGCGGCCGCGCCATTCGTTGACAGGGCGGAAGACCGGGTTAAACTGGGCCGACGCCCTGAACTCAACTGTCTGGGCCGTAGTCATAATTGATCACCACCGTCACAGGGGCGGTGCTGTCCGGGCTGTCCTTGAACATTCCCAGGTGCTTTCCGCACAGTTCCAGGGCCTTCAACTTGTCCGCCAGGCGGACTTCCCGTTCCACGCCGTCGCCGTCTTCTCCGGGGATCACTTTCACCTTCACGGAAGCGATCGCGGCCGTGTCGTCGCGGGAAGCGTCAGTCAGGACTGTCGCGTCGGTCATGTTGATCACGTCGATCGCGTTCACGAAGGCGATTTTCCCCAGTTCCAACAGGACCCGGTCGGCGTTGATCCCGGTTCGCTTCGACCTTTCGGCCATAGCGCGGTCTATGCGCGCGCGGATTTCAGGTTTTTTCAGCAATTCACTTCCGATACTCCCCGCAGATTCCACGGAATATCCGGCGCGGATCGCGGCCTGGGTCGCGTTCAGGTCGATCAGGTATTCGTCACAGAAGACTTCATTCTTCTTCGTCAGTTTTCCCACGATTCTTCACCGTCCTTTCTGTGGGTGTCCATTCCTTTTCGGGCAACAGAAAAGGAACGCCTGTGGAGACGTTTCTTTTTGCGCCCTATAAAAAAGGAGGTCGGGAACTGGGCAAGGTTCCCTTGTAGCATTTTCGCACACTCTTATAGCCGTTACAAGTGCAAGTATGTGCAGACTTATGCAAAGATGTGCAATCATGTGCAAAAAGTTTTCCGCCGACGGGAAGGTTCATTCGATATTCCCGTGAAGGCGGATATATTTCCGGACCAGGCGGTCGACGGCTGTTTTCCTCTGGCGGCTGACGGTGGAAACGTCCATGTCCAGAAGTTCGGCGGCCTGGGCGTATGTCCGGCGCGGATAGTACAGGGTCAGAAGAATGATCTTCGACTTCGCGTCCATTGTCAGGATCGCTTCGTGTACGTTTTCAATCTGGCGTTGTCGTTCTTCCAGGGCGTCGGTCGCTCTCTTTGTTCTGGCGGTCCGGCGCTGGATCGCGTCGGCCACCTTTACCAGAAGGCCGTCAGGGTCGGGGGACGACTGGACGCGGGGCGTATCATATCGGACGCCGCGCGGGTAGGCTCTGGCCCTGATTGCTTCCAGGTCTTCTTCCAGGGCGGCGCGCTCTGCGTCGATCTGCGCTTCAATAGTCGACATTTCCTGGTCGTGGTTCTTCAATATGTCGTAGACGCGGCGGGGCGCCTGGCCCCCGCGCGGCTTTCTTTCTT